AAGGCGAAATAATCATGGCACTGCCAACATATTTAGAACTTGTTAATGACATTCTGGTGCGTATGCGTGAACCAGAAGTAACTACCGTTCAGGAAAACGTATTATCTAAACTTGTTGGTAGGCTGGTCAATGATGCCAAGCGACAAGTAGAGGATGCCTATAACTGGAATGCTCTTACAGACACCTTGATCATTGAGACAATAGCCAATACTTATGGTTATGTCTTGGTGGGTACAGGTGGTCGCTTCAAGGTTATCGATGCTCAGGACATGACCAACAAGGCTGAGATTAAGTTGCGGAGCACTAAAGCTATGTCTGCTTACCTGCTCAATAACATGAATCCCGGTAAACCAATGTATTACAACTTCAACGGTGTTCACACCACTGGAGATACAAAGGTTGACTTCTATCCTGTTCCTGAAGCTAACTTAAGCTTGTACTTTAACCTGTACATCCCTCAGGATGAACTCAAAGGTGACTCAGACACAATGCTTGCTCCTAAAGAGCCTGTGGTGTTAGGAGCCTTTGCACGGGCAGTGGTTGAACGGGGTGAGGATGGTGGTTTACCAAGCTCAGAAGCCTATGCTCTGTACAAGGCTTCCTTGTCTGACTATATCGCTATTGAATCTTCACGGTACATCGAGGAAGAGACTTGGGAGGCTGTGTAACGTATGGCACAACAAATTCAAACGTATGCCATCACAGCACCGGGCTTTTATGGATTAAATACTCAGGATTCTTCATTAGACCTTGCCTCAGGTTTTGCTCTTAATGCTACCAACTGTGTCATTGACCAGTATGGTCGTGTAGGTGCTCGTAAGGGCTGGACTAAGGTAAACACTGCCAGTGGTGCTCTAGGCTCTGCTGACATCACAGCTATCGGTCAGTTGGTTACTGATAACGGTTCTGAGTACACTATCTGCACAGGTAACAATAAGCTATTCAAACTGGTAGACAATACACTAACTGAGCTGACCTACGGTGGTGGCGGAACTACTCCATCCATCACAGCTAACAACTGGCATATTGCTTGCCTGAATGAACACTTGTACTTGTTCCAAGGTGGACATGATCCTTTAGTGTTCGACCCTGCTGTCAGCACTACAACGTATCGTAGAGTAACGGAGAAGACAGGACACTCAGGAACACCACCAGCAGGTAACATTGTTCTGTCTGCTTACGGTCGTCTGTGGATAGCAGATACAACCTCTGAGAAGGCTGTTGTCTATTGGTCTGATATTCTAGCTGGTCATAAGTGGTCAGGGGGTTCTACAGGCTCATTAGATGTTACCTCTGTTTGGCCTAACGGTGCTGATAACGTGACAGGATTAGCCTCTCATAACGGATTCTTATTCATCTTCGGTAAGAACAATATCTTGGTGTACTCCGGTGCTCAAGATGTGGTGACTACAGGAGTGTTTAAGCTATCCGACGCAGTGACAGGTATTGGTTGTATTGCTCGTGACAGTATCCAGAACACAGGCTCAGACATCATCTTCCTATCGGATACAGGTGTTCGAAGTGTCCTGCGTACCATCCAAGAGAAGTCAGCTCCCTTCAGGGACTTGTCTAAGAACGTACGTAATGACTTGATGGGTGCTGTAGCAGTTGAGAACTTGAGTCTTATCCGATCTATCTACAGTCCTTATGAGTCTTTCTATTTACTGACATTACCTCTACTGAAGACAGTCTACTGCTTTGACATGAAAGCTATGCTTCAAGATGGAGCTGCTCGGGTCACTACTTGGGATAGTATCCAACCTAAGAGTTTCTGCTACTTACGTAACCGTGATTTACTGATTGGTAAGGAAGGCTATGTAGGTAAGTACTACGGACATCAGGACAATGAACTCAGCTACCGTATGCTGTATTTCACCAACCATACTGACTTAGGTGCTCCTTCGGTTACCTCAATCTTGAAGAAACTCTCTATTGTGGTGATTGGTGGTACTAACCAGTATGTGACTATGAAGTGGGGATATGACTTTAAAGAGAACTATTATTCTCAGACAAGTAAGATTCCAACACAAGGTATATGGGAATATGGCATCGCTGAGTATAACACTGATGCCGAGTATTCTGACGGTATCTCTCTACAGACACTGTTGTCGTATCCTACAGGTGCTGGTAAGGTTATTCAAACAGGCTACGAAGCTGATATTAATGGTTCTCCTTTGAGTATCCAGAAAATCGAGATTCAGGCTAAGAATGGGAAGATTATATAATGACTGATTACGTTAAAAGTACTAACTTTGCTAGTAAAGATGCTCTAGCTTCAGGCAATCCTCTCAAGATTGTTAAAGGTCTTGAGATTGATATTGAGTTCAACAACATTGCAGCAGCTATTGCTACCAAATCTAACGGTATTGATACTGCTTTGACAGGTATTCCTACCGCACCTACAGCAGCAGCAGGCACGAATACATCACAGATTGCTACTACAGCTTTTGTGACCGCAGCGTTACAGTCTCTGTATCCTGTAGGTTCTATCTACATCAACGCTGGTGTGTCTACCAACCCTGCTACCTTGCTAGGCTTCGGTACTTGGACAGCCTTTGGTGCAGGTCGAGTGATGGTAGGGTTGAAAGGCAGTGATGCTTTGTTTGATGCTTTGGAAGAGACAGGTGGTAGTAAGGATGCTGTTGTTGTTAGCCACACTCACAGCATCAGTGATCCGGGGCATGCACACTCGTACGATATTTCAACTACCGCTGCTGCGATGAATGATTCAACAAGCAACGTACAGTTGAGTCGTATAGGCGCTACAACAGGTACATCTACTACAGGTATCACTATTAATTCCACAGGTTCAAGTGGAACTAACGCTAACCTTCAGCCGTACATCACAGTGGCGATGTGGAAGCGGACGGCCTGATCTCCATGAAGACACCTGTAATAATTACTGATGACTATACTGTCTATTTAGAGTACTTCTCTGGCAATACATTTATTCATTGTGATTGTTATAGGTGGTCTAAGTCAGTTAAGAAACAACTTAAAGCAGACTTTGATAAGCTCGTAGACATCCACGGTAAGCCTATCTTTGCTATCCATGAGTTGAACGATGATAAACATTTAAGGTTTATAAGTATGATGGATTTTAAATATCACAGTGATTTCATTGGTGATGATAAACAAGCACGACAACTATTTGTGAGGGTTAAATAATGGGAATGGAAGCTGCTCTTATTGGCGCAGGAGCCAATATCATCGGAGGCATGATGTCAGGAGATGCAGCACAAGATGCTGCCAATACATCTGCTAATGCTCAACGCGAAGCAGCTCGTATTGCTGCTGACGCTCAACGGTTCCGTCCAGTGGGTATCACATCCCGCTTCGGTTCCTCTAACTTCCAAACTGATGCTCAAGGTAATCTGACAGGTGCAGGTTACAACGTAGCCCCTGACATTGCAGCTTTGCGTGATCAGTTCCTAGCTCAGGCTAGTGCTGGCGGTGCTAACTTAGGTGCTCAAGGATTACAAGGTGCTCAGTCACTGTTCAACTTAGGTCAACAGTACTTAGGTACTTCCCCTGAGCAGACAGCGGCTGATTGGATGGCAAAGCAGCAGCAACTGTTGCAGCCTAGCCGAGACATGGCTCAATCCAAGATCACTCAGAACCTGTTCAATACAGGTCGTGGTGGTCTGAGTACAGCTCAAGGTGGTAACTTAGGTAACGCTAACCCTGAGCAACAAGCTTACTACAATGCCTTGATGCAGCAAGACTTACAGTTGTCTGCTGACGCTATGGCTCAAGGACGTGCTCAGACTCAGTTCGGTGCAGGTCTGTTCGGCTTAGGCTCTCAAGCTGCTACAGCAGGTTATAGCCCGATTCAGACACAGATTGGTCTTGCCTCTAACTTGGAACAACTTGGTCAGAATCCTCTGGACATTGGTGCTCAATTGGGTGGTCGTGCTGCTTCTGCTGGTGCTAACGTAGGTAACACTCTGTTACAAGGTGGTACTAATGCTGCTCGTACAATGCAGGGAGGTACTGGTTATAG